TCCGGAAGTCAGGCGACTATTTCGCAATGCTGGTTGTTTGCCCGGGCGGTTGGTCGCAGGTGACATCCGAACCAGTTACGAGGAATGGTTTCTAACAGGATTCAAGGCAGGAGATGATGCAACTGAAGCATGGTCAGGTTTTCACGCTTCCAATACGATGTTCGTGGTTACGGAGGCATCAGGTATCACTGAAACCACTTTCAACGCAATAGAAGGGAACTTACAGGGTAATTCACGGCTGTTAATTGTCTTCAACCCGAACGTAACAACAGGCTATGCTGCAAGGGCAATGAAAGCGGAACGATTCTCTAAATTCCGGCTGGATTCCCTTAATGCGGAGAATGTCGTTACCAAAGAAAACAGGATTCCCGGACAGGTGGATTATGAATGGGTAAAGGATAAGGTGGCGACATGGACAACACGTATTTCTGAGGATGATTTCAATGAAGGAGAGGGTGACTTTGTATGGGAAGGTAATCTGTACCGACCTAACGACCTTTTTCGTGTGAAGGTGAGAGGGATGTTTCCCAAGGTTGCAGAAGATGTTCTTATTCCTTACGAATGGATAGAGATTGCCAACCGGAACTGGGAGATTTACATGCAGGAAACACCCATCAATCACTCCAAACTAATCATCGGTGCTGATGTGGCTGGAATGGGTCGAGATCGTTCGGTGCTTTGTCATCGCTACGGAAAGTTTGTTGAACGCTTTCAACTCCATCAATCCGGTGGAAAAGCTGACCACATGCATGTAACGGGTATGATTGCCCGACATCTGAAAGATAAGCGGGTAATGGCTTTTATTGATACCATAGGTGAGGGGGCAGGAGTTTATTCCCGTTTGTTGGAGCTCGGTTTTGAAAATGCTGTTTCGTGTAAATTCTCTGAAAGTTCTTCGGGACTGAACGATGTAACGGGAGTATACACCTTCCTGAACATGAAAGCCTACCTGTACTGGTGTGTTCGTGACTGGCTGGACCCGAAAAACAAAAACCATCCATGTTTGCCGCCTGATGATGAGCTGTTGGAAGAAGCTACCGAAATCAAATGGGTGTTTCAATCGAATGGTTCCATAGCTATCGAGAAGAAAGAGAGCTTAGTGGAGCGAATTAAGCGCTCACCCGATAAGTTTGATGCACTGGCTAACACCTTCTATCCTCACAACCATAATAACGTGCAGGATTTAAGCGGATTATTTTACTAAGATTTTAAAGTTGATGATTATGAGTGTTGATGAAATTTTTACAATGACAACCCCTGAGGAAATCATTCAGGAGCTAAAGAAAGGTCGTGGAGCGGAACTTCCCGACATCGAAAAATACATATCAGCTATTGACCCGCAAAAGCATCTTATCTTCGATGAGATTGAGCGACCCAACAAGTTGATTAAAAACGAAAACGGTGAAATCAGAACCGAAAAAGTAGCCCGGATTGCCCTTGCCCTTCAAAAGTTGATAGTAAAACGGGCGGCATCTTTCCTCTTTGGTAATCCGGTTGAATATGTACTTCAGGCAACGGCCAACGAACAGCAGAAGTTGGTTTTTACAGCATTCCAAGAGATAATGGACGATGTCAAAATCAACTCCTTAAACCGAAAGATTGCCAAGGCTCTATTCTCCTGTACTGAGATTGCCGAACTGTGGTATCCTGTTCCTTTGGAGGAAGGAGAAGAACCCCGCTATGGTATTGGCTCCCGGTTTAAACTCCGGATGTCGATACTTAACCCTATGAAGGGAGATGTACTCTATCCCTATTTCAACGATTACGGAGATATGGTGGCTTTCTCCCGGGAATACACCACTAAAAATGCCGGAAGAAACAAACGCTACTTTGAAACCTATACGGATAACTTCATCTACAAGTTCGACATAACAGAAGGTGCTGCAACCCTTGTTGAAGGTTTCCCAAAAGAAAATCCAATCGATAAAATACCTATCGTTTACGCTCAAACAGAAACAGCCGATTACGAAGATGTTCAATGCATGATTGAACGCCTTGAAAAACTCTTATCTAATTTTGCTGATACGAACGATTATCATGCTTCACCTACGATCTTTGTCAAGGGTACTATCAAAGGTTTCTCAAAGAAGGGAGAAAGCGGAAAAATTCTTGTTGGAGAAAAGGAATCAGAAGCAAATTATTTATCATGGACACACGCTCCGGAAGCTGTGAAGTTGGAGATTTCTTCTTTGTTGGACTTAATCTATACCATTAGCCAAACACCAAATATCGCTTTTGAGAACGTGAAATCCATCGGCACAGGCATATCCGGAAAGGCTCTTAAACTGATGTTTCTTGATGCCCATTTGAAGGTGCAAGACCACATGGAAGTGTTCGATGAATACCTTCAGCGAAGAACATCGGTAGTCAAGGCTTTCATCAGTCACTTCAATACCAAACTGGCTTCAGTTGCCAAAGCAACGCAAATTGATTTCATGATAACTCCCTTCATGATGGATGATGAATCCGATAAGCTGGAAGTGATAATGACAGCAACTGGAAATAAAGCTGTGATGTCGCAGAAAACAGGGGTCAAGATGGCCGGATTTGTTGCTGATGCAGAAGAAGAACTTCGACAGATTCAACAGGAAGAGAAGGAACTCAACACTATTCAATCTTTCCCAACGTCCGTATGATAGAAGAAGCATTAATGCAGGTTATCAGAGAGATTGTTCAGGAAAAACAGTCAGTAGGTAAATATCCAACCCATGCAACTAAAAGGGATGTTTACGAAAAGGTACGGCAAGCGCTCAATACTCTTTGGGCGCAAGGCCGTATCAAGATAGGCGATACGATTAACGACAGATGGATTGAACCCATATGAATAAAACACAATACACCATTAAGGAGATTGGCATTAGTTACGACCGTCAGCACTACCAACGCATCGAGCAGTATATTCTACAACTGCAAAAACTCTACTTGTCGGCCATCAATGAAGCTGCTACGATAGTGGAAGGAATTGTTGCCAGCCCTGCCGTTCCGTTTGCTTTTGAGAACTTTCCCAAAGCTCAACGAAAGGTGGATTCAATCATCAATCTACTGAACGCTCAGATGTATTCCCATATCCGTGAGATGTCCCGGCAGGAATGGCTTGCTTCGAGCTTTAAAAACGACCAAATCGTCGAATTTATGTCTCAGACTATCAAATTATCGTCCGAACAACTTTCACGCTTTAAAAGCAGAAATATGGAGGCTTTGAAGGCATTTCAGGAAAGGAAGATAAACGGACTGGGACTTTCTGACCGTGTGTGGAACTACTCACGACAATTCAAAGGAGAACTGGAACTGGGAATTGACATCGCTTTAGGTGAGGGACGATCAGCCGCACAGCTTAGTCGGGACTTGCGCCAGTATCTTCATAATCCGGATAAACTATTCCGGAGAGTGAAAGACAAGCACGGAATACTTCACCTCTCCAAAAATGCCCAAAAGTATAATCCCGGCCCCGGTGTCTATCGTAGTTCATACAAGAATGCCATGCGCCTCACCAGAACGGAGATTAACATGGCATATCGTGTTGCTGATTATGAAAAGTACCAGCAGTTGGACTTTGTTACCGGAATTGAAATCATTCGGTCAAACCGTTTCTTCAATTGTCCGGTATGTGAATCAAAGAAAGGGAAGTATCCAAAGACCTTTCGATTCATTGGTTGGCATCCGCAATGCAGGTGTCATGCGGTGCCGATTGTGGAAAATCATATTGTATAATGTTATTAAATTTGGCTTTCCACGATTCAAATTCCATGTGATTAACTGTGCCAATACAATTTAATTGATTGTTAGAAGTTTTTATAGAAGATTTCAAGTCAATTCTTTTCCTTTTTCTCTCAGCAATAATATATTCAAAAATGATTTGAATACTCCTTTCGTATTCATTTTTAAGTGTAGAAAATACATAAGTAGCCCTGTTTAATATTGTGCTTTCCCATACAATGTATTCTATATTTTCTCTTGTATATGTAAACAAAAATGTATCTTCTTCAATATTGACTGAGTCATTACTTAAGAAAAGCTCAGTAACAGGGATTATTTTGTAAGTATTGTCTTGAATATCGCATAAATACTCTAAAAACACACTTTTATCTCTGATTTTATAAAAATTAAACAAACTTTGATTAGTAACCTTTTTTAATTGTTCAAATACGTCCAAAACACTTTTTGACGAAACTTTTGCAATAGATTTTCTAATTGTATCTTGAACTGATAGTATATTAATTACAGACTCCAACTGGTCTAAATTTTCAATAGAATCAATTTTCTTTCCAATGGTTGATATGGTAATTGGTAATAAATCTCGTTTTATCAGATATGATTTAATAAATGATAGCGATTTACGCGAACTAGAACATTGAAATCGATCTGTGATAATTTTATTTACAGAAAACCGGACGCAATAATCTTCGAAAATTACATCTGTCCAATCTACATTGGTTGTAATCTTCTTTTGATTTGAGAGTACTTCTTTTTGTTTCTCTAGTTTTGAGATTTCTTCTGAATAAAATTTTCGTAAGTGAATTGGAATTCCTACTCGCTGAGGAGGTTTGCCTTTTTTGACCTTACGAAGAGTTTTTTCATTCAATTTTTCAGTGTATTCTTGTATTTTAACATCAATTTTTGAAATGTTGTCCATACTACATTACTGTAATAACCAAGCTTTTTAGTTGTTTTTAAATTTATTTTCCGGATAAGCAGATTAACGAAGACCTTTCCGATTCATCGGCTAGCATCCGCAATGCAGTTGACATGTTGTGTCAATTGTTGCAAATATCTTGTGGTTGGCTCTCCCTGTCGGTTAACCGCCGGCATGGCTGTCCACTCGATTAGCAGTTCGCCCTTTCATTTTCAATTTTTAACCGCTTTATAAATTATTAAATCATCTTCTATTTTTAAAAATGTCAAGGTTAGCAGTTTTAAGTATGTAAAATAGGCATATTCGTGCTTCTGTATTTCATCCGGTTTTGCTTGAGTTCCATGTAAATAACTATTCCTTAAATCCAAGCCATTTGTAAATTCACTTTTGTTCAGGAAATAATTAAAATAGTCTTGCTCTGGTTTGGAAAACAAAGTGCTATCAAAGAATATAATTTTCTCAACCTCCATCTGCTGGGCTTCTTGTCGCAATTCAAACGAATAACGATAGAAAGAAGCAACTTCATTGAGATATAAATCTTTAAGTATTATTACTCTTGCTGGATTTGTGATTTGAATAAAATCGTTACTGTCAATATTTATTAATCCTTTGTCAATTAAATAATTCAATTGAGGTTTTTGATGTTCCTCATAACTGCTATATTTTACTTCCTCGTTTGCAAGTAAATCGAAAAAAGTATGATAACGCTTTTCTTTAAAGGGTTCAACAAAAGCAAGTAAGGTTTGGTCAGAGAAGAACAGATTTATACAACCCACCATTTCTTTATTTTCTTCGTTGAAGTATAAATACTTACTTTTGTTTAAGCTAGGAATGTCTTTTATGGCGGTTGGATTAGATGAAATTTGTAAAAGTTCAAAATCTATATTTCCGTCTTCAACAAAAAGTTTGAATTGTTTTAATACTGACTCAAACTCAGGAGCTAGTAATCTTACTTTTTCGAAGTATGATATAGCTGTGGGTATTGAGAAACTTGCATTGTTTGCAAACCCGAACTTTTCTTGGAATGATGAAGTGAAAACTTGATGCAAAACATTTTCCAATAAGATACCTAAGTCGCTAAGTACTTTATTGTAGGCAACTATTTGAAGATGTGAGGTCATCTCCATTAGATTAAATTCTGTTCCTCCTCTGTACTCATTTTGGGAATGGACGCCCATAATTTTTTCAAATACGCCCATTTTATTTTTCTTGCTTACAAGATTGATTCTATGTTGAAGGTCTATGTATTCGAATAAAAACTTAAAATTTTGAAATAGCGAATATGGGTCACGGTTTTGCTTAATGAAATCTAAGCTATAAGTATAGTTTATTATAAAATTTTCATCAATAACACCGTCTTTAACTTTGCTTGTTTTTTCAGGAAAACTAACTGAAACACCATATTTCATCCCATTGTTTTCAGCGAAGAATTTCTCAGTTTCGCTTTTGTGCAAACGCTTCGCTTTTAAGCGTGTTTTATCAGACACCTTAAAATCATTCCTGTTTCTTACGTTTTGGATAAGTCCAATGTAATTATAGTTTACATCATTGGAATCTAAATAGTTTGAAAGAATCGTTTCCTTATCATCAACGGATAAACTTTTAGGAATAAATTTCTGTTTTTTTTGAAAATCATCATTGACTTCATAAACCGAAAGTAATATTTCAGCAGATTGAGAATAAGTCAACAAGAAAAGTCTAATTTCTTTATCGTAATGGTCAACTATGTTTTTGTGAGTTAAAATCTCATATATTATGTGTG